CCAAAGCAGATTTAAATAACGATGGTGAGTTATCGTCGTATGAACGTGCCCGAGGTGAGGCAGTTCAGAAAGCAATGGCAGAGTCTAACGCGACAGAAATGATGATGGGTGGATTAATGATGGACTCTGATCCTTTTGCCCCTATGCAAGTTGTGATTGGTATGGACGATCATTCTGGCAATGAAGTCCCCGCGGGATCTAAGGACGAAGAAGTGCGGGATGATATTCCTGCGCTACTGTCTGAAGGTGAGTATGTTGTCCCTGCAGATGTTGTTCGTTATCACGGCCTGAAGACTTTTGAAGAGTTACGCTGTGAAGCAAAACATGCACTGGGTTTGATGGCTATGCACGATAGGATTTCAATGGTCGATGAAGATACCAAAGAACCTGTGGAATACGACATTGAAGAGAAAGATGCGCCTGAAGTTGAGAAGGCAGAAGTTAAAGTTGTTGAGGCGCAGGAGGGGACTTCGGTAGAAAGCACTGCCGCTTCAGAAGATGCCTACAATTATATTCTTCAGTACGTCAAAGATCCTGTCACTGGAATGATGACGATGGCCTATGTTGACCCAATGACAGGCCAACAGATTAGCAAAGAAGAATACGACATATCACGTGCCACTCGATTCTCCCCACAAAAAATTCTTGAAAGAGATGTGTATGGTGTTACCCCCGGTGAAGAAGAGGAAGAAGACGATACGACAACATGCCCTCCCGGGTATACCTATGATGATGCACTGGGACAATGTGTTCCGATTGTAACCACTGGTCAGGTGGCTACTGGTGATGGCGGGGATGATCGTGATGATGGGCTTGAGGATCGTGGAACGCTCGGCTTAACTGAAGTCGAAGTAGATGACATCTTCTCAGAGATTAGCCCTGAGTATGCCGATTTAATGGCAAGTATTAGCAAGCCTAGCGGAGTAGGTGTTCTCAGTCCTGCGCTTGCAGTGGTAGAAAAAGTAGTCAACGGAGTCCGTAAATCTTTTGCCCGCACCGATGTACGAGACATGATACGAGAAGGTAAAAACAGTGGCATTACACCTTCTACTGATGTTAAGCCCGGGTTTGATACGTCTTATGCAGATTGGCGAAGCGAAATTGATACTTATACTGCCGCTTCCATTGCCATATCTGAGAAAGAAGCACAAGCCATTTCTTCTGGCAAACAAGATTGGAGAGGCTACGAAGATGATAAGGGGAACTTCGTAAACTCTCAATATGGATCTAAGGCTGAAGCAGACGCAGTAGCTAAGTCTGGAACATTTTCTAACGCTCAATTCGATGCTATCGATGATCAGTTTTCTGCTATTGATAGGGGTCCCACCCAACAGCAAATCGATGACTACAATGAAGCTGAAGCTAAACGATCTGCACAGACCCCAGAACCCGGAAATTACTACAAAGGTTCTGATAACGACAGTGATGACGACAAGGATAACGACAAGGATGACGACGACGGGTTTTCCGATTCCGTTGGAAGTGACCCAGATGATTGGAGCGGCGGCGGAGAAGAGTGGAATAAAGGCGGTATGCCTTATCGCAAGAACACCCCTCGAAAGACAATGATTAAATACTCAAAAGGAAGTAACTAATGGCTGAACAAGCACCGATGCCTACTGCACAGGCACAACCACAGGCAGAAGAAGCTCCTAAGCCACTCACTGTCGAAACAATGATGTCTAACTATGAAGGCATGGACGAAGACAACAAGAATGCGATAGGACAGTTAATGCAAGATCCTATCACAGGTATTTTAGATAACTTAACTGGCGGAACAATGTTCAGTGAGTTCTCTCAAGGTATCCAAGGTGGTGCGGCACCAGCACCTTCTTCACAAGAAGGAATCATGCGTCCCGGTCCTGAAATGGAAGCACCAGCAACTCCAGCACCGACTGCAATGGCAAAAGGCGGTCTAACAGCACAAGTGCATGACATGATGAAACAAGGCATGTCACGCCAAGAAATCCTAAACCAAATCGGTTAGGTATATCTATGGGCCACCCAAACTAGGCCCCCAGCAAAAAGGAAATACAAAATGCCTAAGTACCAACGTGTAGAACCTGTTGAAGAACAGGAAGTACAGGAGCAAGTTGTGGATGAAACTTCTTCTCCTGAAATTCAACAAGAAGAAGAAACATTCAAAAAGCGTTACGGTGACCTTCGTCGCCACATGCAACAAACTGTCGATTCAAAAGATAGAGAATTAGAAACCTTACGTCAACAGCTTCGTTCTAAAGAGCAGGAAGAATTTACTCTCCCAACATCTGAAGAAGAAATTGAAGCGTGGGCATCTAAATACCCAGAAGTTGCAAAGATTGTTGATTCGATTGCTCAAAAGAGGGCGAGAGAAGCATCAAGTGAAGTCGAAAAGAATATGTCGGACCTTCGCAAGATGAAACAACAATTAGAACGGGAAAAGGCAGAACACGAGTTAAAGCGTTTGCATCCAGACTTTGATGCAATTCGTTCTGAGAAAAACTTTCACGATTGGGTGAAGCAACAGCCTCAATACTTACAGGATGCTTTATACAAAAATGAGAACGATGCCATTGCGGCGGCTCGTGCTATTGATCTGTACAAAGCCGATGTTGGAATGATTACAGAACAGCGTTCAGATTCAGAATTGAAGAAAGAGGCCGCTAAAGCAATTAAGAAAAGCGGTCAATCTCGCCCAAGTTCCAGCCCCTCTTCACAGTGGAGCGAGAGCAGGGTTCAATCTCTTCGTCCGTATGAGTACGAAAAGCATGAGCCTGAAATTTTGGAAGCTATGCGGAATAACACCTTTGTTTATGACATCAATGGTGCCGCACGTTAACATAAGTGTTGACTTTTTAAATATATTATATACACCCCAGTATATAGATAATCTCAGAGCCTTTTAGTTCTTTACTAAAACACCTCTGAACCATCTAAGATTACACACCGTGAACAGAATACCTTGTGCATAGTAAGCCGTTTTTATATGTTACTTTGGCCGGTAATGTGTAAAGACCACCTTATGAAAACAAGCCTCTAAAACGGTCAGACGTAGTCTATTGTAAAAATAGTATTGCCTGACTAGGAGGAACTATCATGGCATTTAAAACAGCGGCGGGTTACGGTAATCTGCCAAACGGGAATTTCTCTCCCGTCATTTACTCGCAGAAGGTCCAGAAAGCCTTCCGCAAATCATCCATCGTAGAAGCAATCACTAACTCTGATTACTTCGGTGAAATCGCTAACTTCGGTGATTCTGTTAAGATCATCAAAGAGCCTGAAATCACAGTCAAAGAGTATGCTCGTGGCGTAAACATTACTCCACAGGATATCGACGACGAAGACTTCACGCTTGTTGTTGATCAGGCGCATTACTTTGCGTTCAAGATGGATGACATCGAAGAAGCACACGCACACGTTAACTTCATGGATATGGCTACTGACCGCGCTGGTTATCGCCTCCGTGATCAGTATGACGCTGAAGTCTTGGGTTACCTTTCAGGTTACAAGCAGTCTGCAATCTCTGGCGTAGCTGACACTGCAAACGATGTAGTATCAGGTACTAAGGCAGTTGCTACTGCAGGTTCTGACGAACTTCTTGATTCAATGCAGTTGATCAAAGGTTCATTCGGTAACATCACTACGACAAGTGCTGGTACTCACTCAATCCCAGTAGCGGCCCGTTTGCCGGGAGCAACATCAGTCCCATCAGCGACAGCTTCACCTCTTCAGGTGATTGCTCGTATGGCTCGTCTCCTCGATCAGCAGTTTGTTGATTCAGAAGGGCGTTGGTTGGTTGTTGATCCAGTCTTCATGGAAATCTTGAAGGACGAAGATTCGCGTCTTCTGAATGCAGACTTCGGTGAAAGCAATGGGTTGCGTAACGGTCTTCAGGTGAACAACTTGCACGGATTCCGTGTCTATGTCTCTAACAACCTGCCTTCAGTTGGTACAGGTCCGGGTACTACAGGTACTGCGAACCAGTTGACTAACTTCGGGGTGTTGGTAGCAGGTCATGACTCTGCAGTTGCTTCTGCACAGCAGATTGCTAAGACTGAAACATATCGTGATCCAGACAGCTTCGCTGACATCGTTCGTGGTATGAACCTGTATGGCCGTAAGATTCTTCGTCCAGAAGCAATCGCTACAGCCGTCTACAACGCCGCTTAATAGGAGGAACTACTCATGGCAACTTTTGACCTTACTGCTGGTTCCACTATTTCTAGTGAAGCGGCAAACTCGATTGCGGCACTTCCAGAAAGTCGTCGCCCTGCGTACTTGGTAGAAGCAATCTTGGATATCTCTAAGATTGATAACTACACTTGCACAAACGGCGATATTTTCCAAGTGCTTGAACTACCTGCGGGTACTTTTGTTATTGCGGCTGGTGCGGAAGTACTGACTGCATTCGATGGTACTACTCCAACTGTGGACATCGACTTCGGTGCTGGTGATGACATTGTGGATGGTGGCGACGTAACTGCAACTGGTTACCTTGCCGCAGGTACTAACGGTGGTGCAAACCTCACAAGTCAAGCTACATTCGTACAGCTTGTTTCAACAACTGACACAATTGATGTGAAGTTGATTGCGGCATCCGCTGACGTAACTGTTGGTAAACTCCGTGTTTACGCAGTTGTTGTAGACATTGATGGTGTGGCAGAAACTGCCGATGAAGTTGATCGTGATCAGCTTGCATAAGTAA